CAATTATTGCAGGGCAGATAGAGATTTGGCCTACACCAGATGCGGCATACACTGGTGAACTTTATTACTATTCACGGATCACGCCACTAGATGACAGCGCAACATCGAATTGGGTGCTGCAATACTTCCCAGACGCATATCTGTATGGCGCACTTGTTCATTCTGCACCGTATTTGGTGGATGATCAGCGTACAGGAACATGGGCAGCGTTGTATCAAAGCGCGATAGATGGTATAAATGTAAACAATGACAAGGCCAAGTTTGGCGGCTCTGGTTTGCGTATGCAGATCAACACATACTAGGAGAAAGACATGGCAACCATTTCAGATTATGTGCTAGATGCCGCACTGTCCAAGCTGGACACAGAGGCAGACCGCATAGACATTTGCTCACAGGAGCCTACGACTTACACAGAGGCTACAAATACCTACACGCTAGGCAACAGCACCTCAGTATCGTTTGGTGCGCCAGAGGACGGTGATACGTCAGGCCGCAAGACAGCTTGTGCAGCGATCTCAGATGGATCGGTGACAGGTTCAGGCACTGCAACGCATTATGCGATTACAGACGTATCTGAGAGCCGCTTGCTTTGCACAGGTTCTCTGACGACTTCGCAGGCGGTTGTATCTGGCAACACATTCACAGTTGCTACGTTTGACGTTGAAATCCCTGATCCTGCATAGGTGTAAAGTATGACGGTACTAGCCAATCGCGTTAAGGTCGCAACGTCCACCACAGGCACAGGCACAATAACGCTTGGGTCTGCTGAGACAGGTTATCAAGACTTTAAAAGTCTGCGCTTTACCCCAGATGGTGAAGTTTCTTTTACGATTGAGGACGGTGATGATTGGGAGATAAGTAAGAGCAAACTTGTCTTTGGGGAACCTAATCAGGTTTTTAGTGTCAACACGCAGGCAAGCAATTCCGTTTACGGATTACATTTTAAGCCAGATGGCACAAAAATGTATGTGACAGGTGCCGTTGGTACTTCTCTTTTCCAATACAGCCTGTCAACGGCTTGGGATTTAAGCACAGCATCATACGACAGTAAGTCGCTTACTGGCTTAAGCGGGTATAATTATGGTCTTAGTTTTAATGATGACGGAACAGTCGTATACGTTGGAGGAACTAGCGGTATAGCCACATATCCCCTTTCTACAGCATGGGATATATCAACGGCTGGGTCTAGAACAACTTATACTTCTTGGGATGACACCTACTCCTATGTAATAGCGTTTAATAGTGACGGTACTCGCTTGTATAAAGTGAACACTGACATTCGTCAGTATGACTTATCAACTGCATATGACATAAGCAGTATTGGCACTGCGCCATTTCAGCATGACGGTCTTTTTGACCCGTTCTTTTACTCACCATCAGGTTTGCAGTTTAATTCTGACGGCACAGAAATGTATGTGAGCGACGATGCGAACGACACCATTGTAAGGTATAAACTATCAACAGCTTGGGACATTACAACGGCGACAGAATATGGCTTGTTAGTTCATAACGCAGATCAGGTAGGTTATTTTGCTCTTGATCAGTCTAATTCAATAAACAGGCCACTTGGACTTTACTATAAAGATGAAAATACAATATTTATATCAGCCATATCAAAAGATAGTAGCATTTCAAATCAAGGAGTGGTTGCAAGGGTTGATTTAACGCCAAAATTATCAAGAACTCTTGTTGAAAGTTCAACTGGATCGTTACTGAATTTATCAGGAAACGCAAAAGTATTTATCACGCCAATCGCTGAAAATTTAGTTACATATCAAAGTTTTTGGAAGAATGATCCTAATTTACAGGGTAATGTTGCTTGGCTTGGAACGCAAGGCAATCAAATAAATTTGCCTATCGGCTTGGATGCCTTAAAAAACTTAACCGCAGGAACATCGTCATATATGAATACTGCGATTGGAAACTACACTATGCGAGAGGCGGGCGCTTCTGGGCAGTCATTGGCATGTGTTGCACTTGGCGCAAGCGCATTGAAAAATATGACAAGCGGAAGTAATAACACAGCTTTGGGGTCTTTTTCGCTAGACGAGGGGTTTTCTGGATCAAACAATACTGCTGTTGGTGCGTATAGTTTGGGGTCAATGTCTGTTGCTGGCTGTGATTATAATGTAGCACTTGGCAGTGGTGCTGGCCTTAATATAGGAAGCAGTAGTGCTATAGATGGTAATACTTTTATAGGTCGTGACGCTGGTGCCTATTACACTAACCCACAATATAACATTGCTATGGGGTATCAAGCCAAAGGTAATTATAATTATAACATCGCGATAGGCTATCAGGTTGGTCTAAGTCAAGCTGGGCAAAATGACTATTCCATTTATATGGGTTATCAAGCAGGATACAATTATGCTGGCGGCGATTACGGCATAGCTATTGGGTTTTACTCTCAGAGAAATTACGATACATCAGGTTCAAACAACATATCTATGGGTAGAAACTCCCTAGAAGATATTTACACAGGGTCTTACAACACTGCGATTGGGGGTTTTAGTGGAAGAAATATTTATGCTGGCACAGGAAATACATTTTATGGTTATTCCAGTGGTAGTGAATTAAGCAGTGGCAATTACAATACTGGGCTTGGTTATAACGCTGAAACAGGACAGACAGGAGTTCAAAACACTTCCATTGGATACAATTCTTCAACATCCAGTTCTACCTCTAGCTATCAATTTACACTGGGAAACACTAGCACTACTAACTTGCGTTGTAATGATACATCTATTTCAACGCTGTCAGATGAAAGAGACAAAACAAACATCCAAGACAGCACATATGGATTGGCGTTTATCAACCACGTTAGGCCAGTAACATTTGATTGGAACCGCCGCGATGGTTCTATGGTTGATCGCAAAGAGGTTGGGTTTATTGCCCAAGAACTTGCTGATACAGAGTTAGAATATTCTTCTCACCAATACACACGTTTAGTTGATTGGGAAAATCCTGATAAACTAGAGGCAAGGCCGCATGCGCTATTGCCTATTTTAGTAAAAGCCGTGCAAGAGTTGTCGGCTAAAAACGATGCGCTAGAGGCGCGAATAGCTGCATTAGAAGGAAACTAAATATGGCTGTAAATGAACTAGATCGTGATTTTTTGCGCTTGCTGCATATTTGCGATCAAATTGAAAACGTCATTGCTGGCATGAAAAACACTGGCGCAGATGCTACAGAGAAAAAAGCAAATGTTGGCAACATGGTTATGCTTTTGGAAAGCGAAATCTTAGACAATAAGTACACAACTGCTGGCAAGGATATGACGCGCATCAACGAAGTGATTGCGACAGGCCGCACTTACTGGAAGTCATAACACATGCTAGGCTTTACACCATTAGCGGCGGCACCACTCGCCGATAGTGGTGTTGAGAGTAACGTAAAAAATCTCTCGTTTGACAGCATTACGGCGGGGACGCCTGTCGTTGATACTGCGCCTGTCTTTGAAGATGAAACGATCCCAGCGGCAGACATTACGTCTGGCGTTCCTGTCGTTGACAACGCGAATGTTATTGTCGTCTATAACTTTGGCGCGGATGACATAAGTACAACGCCAGTTGTTGACAGTGTTGCCGCGTCAATCATTAGCAACTTTGCGCCACAAGAAATCACGGCTGGCGCACCTGTTGTTGATGACGTTACCGCATCAATCATATCCAACTTTGATGCAGACGAAATCACGCTTGCCGCGCCGACAGTAGATACCGCAACTGTCGCGGTTATCTCTAATTTCTTCCCAGTTTCGCTAGAGCCGCAGCCTGTCATTGACGCACTACCATTCTTCCAAGAATACGCGCTGACGATGGTAGAGATCACGGCGGGCGTACCCACACTGCCCGCGCGGTTCACTTGGGACTATCAAGAGCCGCCAACCGATAGTTGGACAGATCAGGCTGATGATGATAGTGTATGGACAACGCAGGCTGACAGTAGCGACACTTGGACAGAAGCTACAGAGCCGACAGATACATGGACTGATGTTACTGACCCAACCGACACATGGTCAGAAGCTGCATAGGAGACTTAGATGGCTGATACAACGACAACAACGTATGGTCTAACAAAGCCAGAAGTGGGAGCTTCTGCTGACAGTTGGGGGACAAAGCTCAACACAAACCTAGACACCATTGACGATCTTCTTGATGGTACGACCGCTATTGCGCCGAACTTAACCCAAGGCTCATGGCAAATTGGCGGCGTTGCCGTGACAGCAAGTGCTGCTGATCTAAACTCAGGCGGCGGGCCAACAACGCCAAGCACTACAACCTCTTCCGAAATAGCGACATATGGCGACACAACAGGTTCGTCTTTAGCTGGATCAAATATCATTCTCACTCAAAACAGTCAGAAACTTATTTTCAAAAGAGACGGAGAAAGTACCGATATTGGCGTTGGGTTTGGCGTTGATAACTTCAACAATTCCTCAGTTGGGGATACAGATATTATTTCTATTGGTAGGGATATTGTAACGCAAAACTGGGCCTCATACACAGGCGGCACAATTAGCACTGGGATATTTTATGGTGAAAACTTGGTTGATTGGGTTCAAGTTACTGGTTCACCTACATTAGATGACCTTCCAGATATCTGCATAGGTCATCAAAACATTTTCTTTAACTCTGCCCAAACTACTGGTGTCACTGTTGACGCTGACCAAGCTATTATTGTGGGAAGGGAAAATGGCATAGCTAATGGCTCTTCATGCCCAACCTCAATTAGCTTTAACGGCTCCTATATTTTTGGTAGAGGCAACGCCGTGATGGAAACTTCGGCGACAGGGACTTTTTCAGTAGGCGCTGCCACGATAGTGGGTCAAAGCAATATGGAAAGTGGGTATGGAAGTAGCTTTATATCATCAAATGATTTTGCCTTTGGCACGGGGAACTTTGCCCATGGGACATCTGCACAGGGCGATTGGTACACACAACACAACATTGCAGTCGGCGAGTATAACATATGCGGCAGCCCTGCAAGCAACTATACATTAACAGCAAGCTATAATGTTGCTATAGGGAAGGGCGTGCTTGAAAGCCCTAATGACACATCTAATGCAAACGTCACTAACTGCGTGGGTATTGGTCGTGACGCATTAAGTGATTATGGCGGTGGAACAACATCAAACATCATTTCAATCGGATATCAGTCAGGAACCGCAAGTTCTCCATCTGGAGATCTGCTGGGGAACAGCAATAAAATCTGTCTAGGCAACAACAGCATTACACATGCCTACATCAAGGCAAGCTGGACTGTTACCTCTGACGAAAGAGACAAAGCTGACCGCACCTCATTTACGCTTGGCCTAGATCAAATTAACCAGATAAACCCAATTTCCTATAAGTGGGATATGCGCTCTGATTATTTCGTTTACGACGATGAAGAGCGTCAGGTCGTTAGTAAGCCAACCCCAGATGGAACCCATAAGGTAGATCAAACATTCTTAGGGTTTTCTGCGCAGGAACTAAAATCTGTCTTTGATGCAGCGGGTGCGCCAGATAAGGCAATTATTGACGACAATGATCCAGAAAACCTGAAACTCAAAGAAAGCGCGTTGCTGCCAGTTATGGTGAACGCAATCAAGGAACTCTCAGCAAAATGCGACAGCTTACAGGCTCAAATTGATGCAATGGGAGCATAAATATGCCACTCATACCTCTAAAGATACCAGCGGGGTTCTACAGAACAGGCACTGACCTTGATGCCTCTGGACGCTGGCGCGATGGCTCACTTGTGCGCTGGCGTAACAATTCGCTCAGACCGATTGGCGGTTGGACTGAAAACACGCTGATCGGCACGGATGGCGACTTGGGCATGACCAACACGCCACGCGCCATGCACACTTGGCAGGCGATTGATGGTACGCGCTATATAGCGGCTGCGTCAAACAATCAGCTTTATGCGGCACTTGCGAGTAATACGACATACGACATCACGCCAACTGGCCTGACTGCTGGCTCTGAGGACGCAGTTTTTGAAGATGGTTATGGCTACGGTGCATATGGGCGCGAGACATACGGCACAGCGCGAACAACTGGTACACTGACGGAAGCAACAACATGGAGCTTGGACAACTGGGGTGAATACCTTGTTGCCTGCTCAACTGCTGACGGCAAGCTATACGAGTGGCAGCTAAATGGCGCAGTCGTAGCAGCGCAAATCTCAAACGCGCCAGTGGATAACCTTGGCCTAATCGTAACAGAGGAACGCTTCCTATTCGCTCTGGGCGCGGGCGGCAATCCTCGTAAGGTGCAGTGGAGTGACCGCGAGGACAACACCACATGGACACCAGCATCTACAAACGAGGCTGGCGATATTGAGTTGCAAAGCTCTGGCGAGATACAAACAGCGATCCGCACACGCGGTCAGACGCTAATCCTAACAACGACATCGGCTCATACGGCGCGATACATCGGCCCGCCCTACGTTTACTCTTTTGAGCGTGTTGGAACGTCATGCGGATTGATTGCCAGAAACGCTGCGGCAGATGTTGACGCAGGCACATTTTGGATGGGTCAGCGCGGTTTCTTTGGCTTCAACGGTAACACAGTCACAGAGATACCGTGCGATGTTCACGATTATGTGTTTGGCGACATCAACACTGCTCAAGTCAGCAAGACATGGGCCTTGGCAAACGGCCAGTTCGGCGAAATCTGGTGGTTCTATTGTT